ATGTTGAAACCGCAGGAATAATTCTACTTAAATCTTTTTCCTGTACGAGAACACCTGGTGATACTTGAAATGCCATAGGTTGTTTCTCCTCTTAATTAGCTAATTAACATTTTTAATTTTTCAAAATCCATAAGTTTTCTTATGACCATAGTCAAACTTTATCAGTTAATGATATTTATAATAACCCAAAATTGTAGTTTATTGACCCTTTCTTACAACAGGGAACCAACGGGTACCATACTCGTCTACAGTTTCTTCATTCATAGGGTCACTATTGATACCGTCATCTACGAACCCAAAAGGCGCCATATCTTGTTCGATTAGATTTTGTTGTTCCATATACATCTGATTTCTTATGTTTGAATCAGATAACTCTTTGAAATAGGGTTGATTTGACAGCCACCCAAATATGACTAAACACATAACTAAGTCATCATTACAGCCTTCTTCAGCCATCCAACTATTCCCTCTACGTGAAAATGTTGATATTTCTTCAATGATACTAAAATCGTTCACTTGTAGTTTATCACCCTCCATAAGCGTCTTAAAATTCGCACAACCCACCTTTTTTATTTGTTTTGTCATTCTTACCCCTAGTGATGTACCTCGACCAGAGAACATAGCGCCAAGTATTTGACCCGCTCTACCTCTTTGAGTTGTCATTAAGATATTTGGATATTCTAACTCATAATGCATCGCTTCGGCGATTGATTGACCTAAGTCATTGACTTCAATTAATGTATGCGCTTCATTGTACGCCTTCGCTGTTTGACTNATGATATTTGGAAAGACAAATGGTTTAACTTCGTTGTTCTTGTATGTACACACAACTTCGTAGGGTATCTTTTTACTTTCATCTTTGGTAACATCTAATATGATAAACGCTGAATAATCTTTGTTTGTACCTCTCGCCACGTCAACACAACAAACATACATACGACCTTTTTCTGGTTTCTTAAACATCTTTAATCCATTTTTAGATTGTAACGGATCGGCGTATGGTGTGTTTTTAATTTTCGCTGGTGAGATAAGTGTATCGACAGAACCTAAAAACTCACACTCAAACTCTTGTTGGAATTGTTCTTCACTTGTATTACGAATGGTCATCTCTTTCCATTTTTCATCTCGTCCTGGAACTTCTGACCAATGTACTTCTATCGGAACATAATCATTTCTTTTATTGATCGCATCAATCCATAATTTGTAATATTGATTCATACCGTGTGGTGTTGATACAATAATCATCTTTGTATTTTTACCAGATGAGATTGTAGGATAAACTGAACTAAAAAACATCTCTGCAATATTAGCTGGTACGAAAGCAAACTCATCAAGGAAGATAATATTAAATGAACCTCCTCGAATAGCGGAACTTGAAGTCGCCGCTGCTACAATCGTTGATTTGTTTTCTAACTCTATGTTTCCTTTATTCCAATTGATGATACCTTGTTGTAACCATTTAGGTAAGTTTTCATAAGCGAGTTGTAGTCTTCCTAATATATCTCTCGCTGTAGAACTTTTGTTCGCAAGTATAGCGATGTTTGAATTTGGATTAAATAAAGCGTAATGTAAAAGATATGAAATTGTTGTTGTTGATTTACCAGATTGTCTAGGTAGTTTACAGATTGTAAATCGGTTACCGTGTATAGTTTGTACAATATTTTTTTGAAAGTCATACATCTTAAATGGTACTAGACCTTCATCAAGTGATACAATTCTCACATATCTTTCCATAAAGTAAATTGGATCTGTTGAACACTTTTGGTATTCTTCAATCTGTTCTTTTGTAAACTCAACAGGTGTGTTAACACGCTTCAGATTCGGATTACCAAGATACGCTTCGTTACTACTCATTGACTATTGCCTCTATATGAGTATACCCAAGTCTTTTCGCTTGTGTAACTCTTTGATTACCTTTCTCTACACTATATAGTTTTTCTTTATAGTGTTTACCACTGGCGCCATATCGTTGTGTAGGATTAATCTTATGTTTAAATACTTCAATAGGGTTATTCATCATATCTTTTATATCTTCAACACCATCAGTTAATTTAGGATTATAATTTTCGTAATAACGATTATAAGTTAAATCACTAATCTTTAGTGTCGTCTTTTTCGGGTGTGATGTCTTTGACTTTAGTATTTTCATCTTTCTTCAACATCTTTTGTAACTCTGCCGTAGAGCCTACAAATAAAGCATTCTTTATATTTTGATTTGCTGTTTTAGGCAATTCTTTTAAGTCTTTGAGTTTCTTTTGTAAGTCTTGTAACTTATCTACAGTTTGTCCTACTTGTCCTATCAATTGACCAGCGACTTCATACGCTCTTGGGTGTTGTCCCTCTCTGGCGATGTCAAGTATTCCTTCAATCGCTTCTTGTCCTCGTTCTATAAGATTGTAATAGTTTTCTCTGCTGTATTTGTAGTCGTTATCTACATCAGCTTTATCGTTATCTTCTCTACGTGGAACTACGGGTTTAAAGTCTTGTTTGACTATTTCTTTTTTAGGTTCAGGTTTATCTATACCTAGAATCTCGTTTACTTTATCTTCCAATTTTGTCATAATCTATTATTATTTATTAACTTGTAGCTATTGTTGTATTAGTTAATGCAGATTCTAAATATTCTTCTGTAGCAGCTGTAAAATAACCACCCATTCCTAAAGCGGCAGCAGTTGTCCCTGCTCCTTTTTTTTCATAATTGTTTGTGGCTAAAGTTGCTGAATTAGTTGTCCAAGATGTACCATTATATTCTTCCATTACAGGACTTAATCCATTTCCTGGTCCTGTGGCACCACTAAACACCATAGCAGACGTTTGTATACCAGCACTACCCATTCTTTTTTTAGCAGTTCCTAATGATCCACCTGTAGTCCAAGAAGAACCATCATATTCAAGTGTATCTGTAACAGCAGCTGGACTGGGTGCATTTTGTCCTCCAACTGCTAATGCAGCTGTCTGTATACCTATATTTTGTTGATATGTTTTTCCTACTGGCATAGCAGTAACATTAGACCACGAAGTTCCGTTATATTCTTCAGTATTAGCATATATTGTTCCTGGTGATACACCATATCCACCTCCACCAGATAATAAACCTGCTGTTTGTGTTCCTGTTCCATCACCATCGGATCTTCTTTGATTTAGATTTCCTCCAGAAGTCCAACTTGATCCATTGTATTCTTCCGTTAATTCGTGTTGAAAACTACCACCTAAGGGAGGACCATATGAAGGATTAAATCCTCCAGCTGCATAAGCTGCTGTTTGAGTACCGCCTCCATATGCCGACCAACGAGCATTACTTGCATTTCCTCCTGCTGTCCAAGTTGATCCGTCATATTCTTCTGTAAAAGCATCAGCTCCTACAAATACATCATATCCTAAAGCATATAATCCAGCAGTTTGTGTGCCAGCACTTAAAGCCTGAAATCTCACATTCGCCATATTTGCACCACTTGACCAGGCATCAGGTAAAACCACAGCTGCTTTTAATGCGTTTGAAGTTGTATTATACCATACAGTACCAGCAGGTGCTGGCGATGGATCACTTGCTACTTTTTGTACAAAGTCACCAACTGAAGCGGGTACACTTGTAATATTAGATAAACTTGCGTCAGCCACATTGGTAGCAGGTATCGTACCTGTTAAATCGGCCGAATCAAACTTACCTGTCGGTGTGATGTTGTTATAGAAATTTCTTTTAATTGTACCCATAGTTTTATTTATTAACTCGTTGTTACTGTTTTAATAGCGTTGAATGTTGCTGTATATACTTCAGTTGAAGTCAATGCACTACCAGGTGTAGTAGGGTTTGATCCACTAGTGATGTAACCCGCTACTGGACCAGTTGCTGAATTCGAAGATTGTGCTGCTACACGTTGTGTAGCAATAGTTGCATCATTTGCAAAAGCAGTTCCATTCCATAATTCTGAATTACTTGCTGCAGGAGTAAATGGATCACCTCCTACTAATAAACCAGCAGAAGCTGTTCCTATTCCAACTCTACCAGAAAGTGAGTTTACAACACTAACACCAGCCGCTGTCCAACTTGTTCCATCATAATTGTAAGCAGCTGCGTTTCCTGGACCTGGTGGTCCTCCTGATGCGATAATTCCTGCTGTTTGTGTTCCTAAATAAACTGTTCTCCTTGAATCTGCTAACATATTATTTACAGTTGTCCAAGAAGATCCATCATATTCTTCTGTTTGTTTTTCATTTGCTGTGCCTGGTATATTATTTAATCCTCCAACTGAAACACCAGCAGTTTGAGTTCCTCCACCTGAACGACTCATATAATAAGAAGTAGATCCTAGATTTCCTCCAGAAGTCCAACTTGATCCATTATATTCTTCAGTTGCATTTGTATATGTAAAAGGATTATTTGTTATTCTACCACCAAAAGCTAAAGCAGCTGTTTGAGTTCCAAGTCCACCAAAAGTAGCTCTACCTTGTGACATCGCTCCACCTTCTGCCCAAGATGATCCATTATATTCTTCACTTTGAGTTTGTGTAGGTAATCCTCCTACATTAGGAGAACCTGGATTTCGAACACCACCAAAAGCTAATCCTGCAGTCAATACTCCAGCTCCACCGCCATCATTTTGACCATCATTTCTTGTTCCTCCAGATGAAAATGCTGAAGCAACTGTAACGTAATTCTTTAATGTACCTGTAATAGTATTGTACCAAACATCTCCTACAGCCTGTGAAGGTGGGCTACCAGCAACACTCTTAATTGCTTGTCCAAATGACTCTGGTAATGTTGTTATGTTTGTTACACTTGCGTCAGCAATATTGTTTGCTGGTATATTACTATCTAAATTAGTAGCGTCTAACTTACCTGTTCCTGTAAGACTGTTTGCAAATGTTCTTTTAATTGTTCCCATAGTTCTAACTCGTTGTTAATGTAGAGGCTGTTGTTGTTATTGAACCTCCAGCATATTCTTCTGTAGCACTTCCAGCTGGCCCTTCACCACCAAAAACTAATCCAGCAGTTTGACTTCCCGCTCCAGTAGTATTAGTAAAACTTGCTGATAAAGGTGCACTTGTACTCCAAGAAGTTCCATTCCAATCTTCTGTAGCAGATCCACCAGGTGCTCCATATCCGCCAGCATAAAAACCTAAAGTTTGAATACCTCCTGCACCTCCCATCATTCTTCCAAAATTTAAAGTTCCCGGAGATAC